GCACTGGCTTGAACCGGTGGGCGCCGTTCGCGGCGCCCACTTCTCAAGCCAATGGAGGATTCGATGAAACTCAAGATGAGGATCGGCCTGGCCGGTTCGGATTTCTCGCTGGCGCCTGGCGAAGAGACCGAGCGTTTCAGCGTCGAGGAGGCGCAGCGCCTGATCGACGCCGACTATGCTGAGCTCGTCGCAGAGACGAAGCGCGAGGTCGCCACGAAAAAGGCAGCGCCGGAGAAGCGCGGCTGATGTGGTACGGCCAGACCATCTCGGATCTGACCGAGCCTGTGACGTTGGTGGAAGCCAAGGCGCAGTGCCGGGTCGATCATGACGGCGAGAACGACAAGATCGAGCTGCTGATCCCGGCGGCGCGACAGCATGCCGAAAAGTATTGCGGCCAGTCATTCGCCAAGGCCACCCTCGTCGCCAAGGCGACCGACTGGGCCGACCTCGCCCGTCTGCCGACCCGCCCGATCACATCGATCGCCATCGCCTATGTCGATGGCGAGGGTGTTGAGCGGATACTGCCGTCGGGCAATTACACGCTGATAGAGCGGGCCGTCGTCCCGGCGCCCGGCGGCATCTTGCCGCGCCGGGCTCCCGGCTCGGCCATCACCGTGACGCTCGCCGTCGGCGATGCCTGCCCGGCCGCAGTCAAGCAGGCGATCCTCTTGCGGGTTCAGGATTTGTGGGAGGCGCGCGGCAGCACTCCGGACGCTGCGCCGTCATCCTTCGACAGCCTGCTCTGCAATCACCGCTACTGACGGGAACTCTGATGCTCTCCTCCGGCCAGCGCAATCATCGCGTCCGCTTCGAGCGGCGCGTCCCGGGGGCCGATGGCGGCTACGGCAACACCTTGCCGGCGAACTGGACGGTTCTCGTCGAGGCCTGGGCCGGCTTTCGCCCGAAGTTCGGCCGCGAGCAGCTTGCGGCCGGGCGGCTCGAAAGCACCTTGCAGGGCGTGCTGACCGTGCTGTCATGGTCGGCGACGAGCGCGGTCACGCCGGCCGATCGCGTCGTCTTCCTCGCCGGCCCCTATGCCGGCAAGGCCTGCCAGATCCGCTCGATCGTGCCGTCTCCGGACAATCGCGAGATCGAGTTCATGCTCGAGGAAGGCCCGGCGACCTGATGCCCCGCGTGACATTCCTCCGCGACTTCACCTGTCCCTTCCCGGGCGGGTTCGTCGAGTACAAGGCCGGCGGCCCGAAGCTCATCCCCCATACTCATGCCGAGCGCGCCCGCGCCGCTGGAGTTCTTGCCGATGGCAAAAACCGCGAAATCCGCACAGAGCGCCGCCCGGCTGCGCAAGCGCCTGGAGCGGGTGCCGATGGACGTCCGCGCCGCAGCGGCGACTGAGGCCCTGCTGCAGGCGCAGGCGCTCGGCCGGGCGATCCAGCGAAATGCCCCCCTCGGCGAGGGTGATCTCAAGGCGACGGTCAGGGTCGAGGGCGGCAAGCGCGGCGACCGCTTCTATGTGAAAGCGGGCGGGCCGAAGACGACGAAACCGGTGCGCAGCGCCGGCAAGGGCCATGCGCCGCAATACGACTACGCCAACGCGGTCGAGTTCGGCACGCAGAAGAAGCCGCCGCGGCCCTTCTTCTATCCGACATGGCGGGCCTCGAAGAAGGCAATCCGCTCCGGCATGGAGGCGACGATCCGCAAGGCGGCGGCGAAGTTCAACGGTCAGGGCAGCGAATGAGCGATCCCTCCCTCGCCCTGCAGGGCGCCATCAACACCCGACTGCGCGCGCAGGTTTTAGCCGTCTCCGGCCGCGTCTTCGACGAGGTCCCGCAGGACGTCGCCTTCCCCTATGTCGAGCTCGGCGAGTTCCAGACGGTCGACGACGGCGCCCAGTGCCATGACGGTCAGGAGGTCTTCGCGACCTTGCATGTCTGGTCGCGCGCTGCCGGGCAGGTCGAGGCGAAGACCATCGCCGGCGCCGTGCGCGGCGCGCTGCACGAGGCCGAGCTCGCCCTCGGCGCCGCCTGGCAGTTCCTCGAGATCGCGCATCAGGACACGCGATATCTGAAAGACCCGGATGGCCTCACCAGCCATGCCGTCCTGAGCTTCCGCGCGCTCGTCGCCGCGGCCTGAACCACCACTCGCATCACCGGCTCATTCAACGGAGGCCATCATGGCGCAGCCGACTGTTCTGTCGTTCGGGAAGGGGGTCGTCTTCGTCGGCGACGGCGCCTCGCCCGACGAGGTCTTCACCAAGCTCTGCGGCTTCAACTCGATGTCGCTGACCATCGAAAAGGACACCAACGACGTCACGGTGCCCGATTGCGACAACCCCGATGCGCCGGCCTGGCAGGCGACGGATGTGCTCTCGCTCGCCTGGAGCATGGAGTTCGAGGGCGTCTATGCCAAGGAAAGCTCCGAGCTGCTCTGGGGCGTCTCGACCGATGGCCAGTCGCGCAGCATCCGCCTGCATCTGGTCGGCGGCGGCACCGGCAGCGGCACGCCGGATCTGCGCTTCTCCGGCAAGGGGCATTTCGGGCTCGGGCTCACCGGCGAGCGCGGCTCGAAATGGCAGAACGCCGTCAACGTCACCGGCGACGGCCCCCTGGCCCGCGCCAGCGTGGCGGCGCTGTCATGAGCCTCTGCAAGATTGATCTCGAATGGGCGGATGGCACTTACCCGTTTGCACTGCCGATGGTGCAGCTCGAGGAGCTTCAACGTCTCTGCGATGCTGGCCCGGTCGTAATCGCCGGCCGGCTGGAAGCGGGCACATGGTTGGTCGGAGACATTTATCACACGCTCCGCCTGGCTCTGATCGGCGGGGGGGTGGCGCCTGTCGCCGCCCTGCGCCTTTGCAAGCTCTATGTGCTGGATCGCCCGTGGGTCGAGAGCGTGATGCCCGCCATGGCTGTCCTGCAAGCCGTGCTTGTCGGGAAGCCGGATGAGCCGGTGGGAAAATCGCCGGCGGTCGGGGAGGAGAGCGCCCTGCCCGCCCGAACGGAAAGCTCGACTTCCGCGAGTTCTACGGGCTCGGCGTCGTGATGGGTCTCTCGCCGCAGCAGGTCGGCGAGATGTCCCTCTGGCAGTTCATGGCCTGCGCCGATGGCTGGGTGCGCGCCAATTCGGCGGGAGCTGCCAAGCTCACGAACGATGACGACGATGAAGCCGGTGTGCGGGCGCTCTTCGAAACGGCGCCCGACGTCATGCTCTAGTCATGAGCTTATCGGTTCCCGCGGCTCTTCCACGAGACCACGGGATCGGCTTTCGGGGCCGGGTCAACGGGGCTGGTCTCTGTTGTCTGCTCCGATCCCGTCATCGGAAAGCGAGCCCTCAGAAAATCGAGGATGCTCGCCAGATAGTTGGCGACAACACCCAGCGCCAGCACGACCGCGCCGAGCCCGATTCCTGTGGCGGCCAGGATTTCGTGAAATGCACTCTTGGCGACCAGGGCGACCAGGCCGCCAGTGACCATCATCAATATGCCGATCACTTTTAGAAAAGCCGTCATCGGCCGCTCCCCCCGCCCATTCCTTCCGATTTAGCAGGCTAGCGAACCGTGGCAAACGATCTCGTCATTAGCGTCGGCGCCTCGATCCGAGATCTTGAGCGCCAGATGAAGGCGGCTTCGCAGGTCGCGGCGAAGCGTGCTGAGGAAATCGAGAACGAGTTCAGGCGCCGGAACCCGTCGCTTGCCGGCGACTTTGGGCTCGGTGTCCTGAAAGGGGCGATCGCCGGGCTGGCCTTCGACAAGATCACTCGCGAGATGATGTCGGCGAACAAAGAGATCGCCAGCTTCGGCGACAGCGCCAAGCGCGCCGGTATTGATCTCGCCAGATTTCAGGAGCTTCGGCTCGCCGCTCAGGGGCAGGGGATTGAGGGCAAGGCTTTCGATGCCGGCATACAGGGTCTGGCGAAATCTCTCAACGAGGCTCGGCGCGAGGAGACCGAGCTGACGAAGCTCCTCGACGCCAACGGCGTCAAGTACAAGAACCGCAAAGGCGAGATCGTAAGCACGAACGAGGCCCTCGCCATCGCGGCCGATCTCATCAGCCGCGCCGCGACCGAGCAAGACAAGATCGCTCTTGCAGAGCGCTTCGGCCTGCCTGCCGACTTTGTCCCATTGCTGGAGGGTGGTGCGGCCGCGCTTCAGAAGCTTGCGCGAGATGCCGGCGAGGCGGGTACGATCCTCGATTCCGATGTGATCGCCAAGGCAAAGCAGTTTGACGTCGCGTGGGAAACCGGGTGGGCGTCGTTCGCCTCCAATTCGAAAGCTGCGATCGTCGCGGCAGGCATCGGATTGTCGGGGCTCATTGCGAGTGCCGGCGACTACTTGAAGACAGTCAACGCAGCTAACATCGCTCAGTCGCAATCGGCAGAGAGGCGCGCGCGTCGCGATCAGGCGCTCGACATGTCACTCGGCAACGCTGGGGGGCGGGCGGCCCAGCGCGCCGAAGAAGAAACCGCAACCCGCAAGGCGGTGTCGAACTTTCGTGCCGCTGAGATCGCCTATCGCAACGCCGTCAAGGAGGGGCAAACGCTCCCACCTTCCCGCCCGCCTGGGCTCGTTGTGGGTAAGCATGCCGTCATCCCTGCCAAGCAGTCCGGCGGCGGCTCCTCCGGCGGCAAGTCCGAGGACGAGCAGGCGCAGGACCGGCTCGACCGCTATATCGAGGGCCTGGTGCGCCAGCGCGCCGTGATGGAAGCGGAGATCGCGACCGTCGGCAGGTCGAATGCCGAGCGCAAGGCCGCGGTCGAGATCGCCAAGGCGCAGGTCGACCTCGAAAAGCTCAGCACCAGCGAGAAAGCGAGCTACATCGCCAGGCTGACCGAGGAGGTCGGCAAGAACGAGGAGGTCCGCGCCTCGAAGGAGCGGCTGGAGAAGGCCCAGAAGGGGCTGAACGACGCCCAGACCTACTTCGGCAATGCCGCGGTCGATGCGCTGGAAGACATGATCATCAATGGCGCCAAGGCCGAGGATGTGATGAAGCGCCTCACCGCCTCGCTGGCCAAGGCTGCGCTCCAGGCGGCGCTGATGGGCAACGGGCCGCTTGCCGGCCTGTTCGGCACCTCGGGCACGAACGGCGCGCCCGGCGGGCTGTTCGGCGGCATCGGCGCGCTGTTCGGCCGGGCGACGGGCGGGCCGGTCAACGCCGGCCAGCCCTACCGCGTCGGCGAGCGCGGCCCGGAGACCTTCGTGCCGACGACGCCGGGCAGGATCCTCCCGGCCGGGCGCGGCGGCGCCCCGCAGGTCAAGGTCAATGTCATCAACAATGCCGGCGCGCAGGTCTCCACCGGCCAGGGCGCGAATGGCGACATCAGCGTGCTGATCGACGCGGCCGAGGCGCGCATGGGGGACCGGCTGGCGCGCGGTCAGGGTGCGCTCAGCGCAGCGTCGCGCGCCGTCGGCAGCGGCCGGCAACTGAGGGGCTGAGATGGCTGTTCCAAGCTGGCCGGCCGGCGTGCCGAGCAAGCCTGTCCTGTCGGGCCTTTCGGTCGGCCAGACATATCGTCCGCCGCTGGTCAGCGAGACGGATGGCGGCCCGGCGATCATGCGCCGCCGGCCCGGCCCTCGCGCGACCGAGATACCGTTCCAGAGCGTGCTCCTGTCGCGTGCGCAGTGGTCGACGCTGGAAACCTTCCTGCGCGAGACCCTGATCGACGGCACGCTGGTCTTCACCATGCCGGTCTTTCGGCCTGATGGCTGCATGGTGACGCGGCACGTCCAGATCAAGGATGGGCTTTGGCAAACCGATATGTCGGCCGTCAGCCGGTTCCGCGTCTCCTTGACCCTGATCGTCTACAACTGGTGAGCCGGTGAGCATTTCTGCTGCACTCGAAGAAGCCTATGCCAGCGTCGACCAGGACGGTGATGTCTGGGAGACGATCGAGATCGACCATGTCGCGCTGACGGGACCGCAGCGCTTCGTGCAGGGCACGCCGGTCAAAGACCTGTTCGAGACGATGGGTTTCCCCGTCGAATTCGGTGGCCCGGACGTGCCGTTCACGGTTGCGCAGTTCGGTTTCGTCCGGCCGAGCCAGGAGGAAGGCGGCCCCGGGCGCGGCCGGATCCGGATCGGCAACGTTTCGCGCCACCTGCAGCCGGTGCTGCGCGCCGCGGTGCAGTCGGATCAGCCGATCCGCGTGATCTATCGGGTCTACCATTCGACCGACAAGGCGAATCCGGAGGTCTTTTCCGGGCTCAATCTCGGCAATGTCTCGCTGACCGCGCTCTCGGCGAATGGGGACCTTTACTATCGCGAGATCGAGCTCAAGGCCTTCCCAGGCAAGACCTACGAGCTTGAGCTCTTTCCTGCGCTCTACGGGCAGTGAGGCGAGCCAATGGTGAGGTTCCTCGCAAGGCCCGTCCGCCCCGGTCAAGATGAGCTCGCCTTCGTCGACCGCATGATCGGCCGGCCCTACGAGCCCGCCGGCCTGCATTGCTGGGAGCTTACCCGGCAGTGCCAGCGCGAGGTCTTCGGGCGCGATCTGCCGGCGGTGCTGGCGGCGCCTGAGAGCAAGCGCGATCTCGTTCGCCTGATGGGCCAGCGCCATGACTACAGCGGCTGGCGCGAGGTGGCGCAGCCGGAGAACGGCGCCATCGTCTTTATGACCCGTCGCGGCCATGGACCGGGCCGCGCCGCCTGCCATGCCGGCACCTGGCTCGACATCGAGGGCGGCGGCGTCCTGCACACGGACGCGCCGCACGGCGTCGTCTTCGAAAGCCTGATCGAACTCACCGCCCGCAACTGGGCCGAACCGAGCTTCTTCATACCGGCATGACCACTGTCATCTTCCAGCGTTGCGACGGGAAGCCTGCTGGCGACCCGATCGACCTGCCGCGCGCGCGGAGGCCGCTTCTGTCTGCTCTGGCCAAGAAGCACGCCGACCGATCGCGCCCGCATATCGTCTGCGTCTATCGCAGGGGCGAGCCGTGGGCGCCGACCGATTTCAGCGTGCGCCTGCGCAAGACGTGGCGCCATACCCGCATCGGGCCGAGCGACACGGTCGCGATCATCTATGCCCCGCGCGGCGGCGGCGGTGGTGCAGCCGGCGGCAGTCGCGCCGGCAAGGCGGCCGGGATCGGCCTGATCGTCGCGACGATCGCCCTCGCAGCGATCGGCCAGTTCTGGGCGATCGGTGCGCTCAACGGTGCCATGGGCCTTGCCGCGACCAGCGCCGTCGGCGGCGCCATCTGGGCCGCCGGCTCGGCCGCCCTGCTTGCCGGGGCCGGCTATCTGCTCTCGCGCGCAACGCGGCCGAAGGCCAACAAGGACGACAACAGCCGGCCGCTTTATGGCGTCTCGGGCGGTGGCAACCTGGCGCGCCTCGGCGACCGCATCCCGGTGATCTACGGCCGCTGCTGGACCACGCCGGACCTTTCCCAGCCGGACTACACCACCTTCGAAGGCGACAACCAGACGCTCTACAAGCGGATGACGGTCGGGCTCGGCAGCTATGCGGTGAAGACGATCCGCGTCGGCAGCGCGGTGATGTGGACGGCAACCGGTGGCGTGCAAGCGCCCTTCATCGGCGCTTCGGTCGAGGTCATCGCGCCGGGGGCGATGTCCTGGCTTGTGCCCGCCCAGGTCGCGACCGCGCCGGCTGTCGCGAGCCTCGAGGTGCCGCGGGTCACGGACACGCCGCAGAATGCCGGCCCGTTCAGCTTCCCGGCCGACACGCCGCCGCAGAGCCGGGTTCAACTCGACTGGTCGTTGCCGCAGGGAATCTATGCGGTCGGAACGGGCAACTTTGCAGGCAAGCAGTATCCGACCGATTGGGGCGTGCATTTCGAATACGCGCCTTGCGACGAGGACGGCACTGTCACCGGCGACTGGGCGACGCTTTACGTCGAGAACGGCCGGACAATGACGACCAAGCCGCGGCGGGTGACGACGCTGGTCGACATCCCCGCCGGCGCCGGCCGCTATGCCTACCGGGCGCGCAATCTCGGCGCGCCGCCGGTGGTGAACGGCTCAGACATCGTCAACACGGTGTTCTGGGAGGGGCTGCGCTCGCATATCCCGGAGACGATCGTTCGCGACCACGTCACCGAGATCGCGATCAGGGTCAGCTCCGGCCCGGGCCTCGGCGTCACCGCCTTCGCGAATGTCGAGGTCGAGGTCCAGCGCCTGCTTCCGGTCTGGAACGGGGTGACCTGGACGCTTGAGGAAACCCGCAAGGCGGTGTGGGCGGCGGTCGATGCCCTCGCCAATACCAGCTACGGCGCCGGGCTCGACCACGCACAGATCGATCTGCCGCGCTTCCTCCACTACGCCTCCACCGTCATAGCTTATGACACCTATGACGGCGTGATCCGCGGGCCGGTTTCGGTCTATGAGGCGCTGTCGACCGTGCTCGGCGTGATGCGTGCTTCGCCGCTGCGCCTCGGCAATGTCTGGTCGATGGTGCGCGACGATCAGAAGCTCGTCCGCAAGCATGTCATCACGCGCCGGCAGATCCTGAAGGATTCCCACGGCCAGCAGTTCAACCTCGACCTGTCGGACGGCTCGGCAAACGTCATCGTCGAATGGTCGGCCGGGGGCGACCCGAAGCGCCAGCGCGACGAGCGGGTGAACTTCGGCGCCGTGACCAACGCGCCGCGGCGCATGCGGGCCGAGGGCGTGTCGACGACGGAGCACGCGATCCATATCGCAACCTGGGCGGCCTCGACGGCCTATCGCCGGCGCGAGCGGCGCACCTTCACGATGGAGCTCGCCGGCCGGCTGATCCTGCCGAACGACAAGTGCTCGATCGACGCCTGGTATTTCGACGGCAAGGAAGCGGTCGGCATCGTCGCGCACTCCGGCCTCAACCTGACGCTCGACCAGCCGCTGGCGCTCCCGGGCACCCCGACCTTCGGCGTGCTGCGCGCCCGCGACGGCCGGGAATGGGGGCCGGTCCAGCTGACGCAGGTCGACGACAGCACCGTTGCGATGAATGCCGACGATGTCGCGGCGGCGCAGTCGCAGACCGGGCTGACGATCGCGCAGGTGATCAACACAGCGACCCAGGCGATGACCTCGATGACGGTCGGCGCTCTCGATGTCGTCACCGATAGCTGGCTTGTCCGCTCGATCCGCTTCAGCGGCGAGAGCCAGGTCGAGATCGAGGCGATCATCGACGATCCCGGCGTCTGGACCGACCTCGGCGAGGCGATCATCGGCCCGCCACCGCCGCCCTCATCGGGCCTCGTCAACCAGGCTGCGATCGATATCGTCTACATCTCCGCGACCGCTGCCCAGCGCGGTACACAAATGTATATGGACTGGTCGGCCGGGCGCCCGCGGGTGCCGGTCAACTATGTCGTCCGGATTTCCTATGACGACTGGGAGACCTATGAGGACGCGTATCATGGGCCTCAGTCCTCGGGCTCCTATCCGGTTCAGGACACCAACGGCTTCATCAAGGTCAGAGCCTTCGCCTATTCGGCCGACGGCCAACGCAGCGCGATCCGCGAGACGCAATTCACCGCGCCGCAAGCGGTGATCTCGGGCCAGACGGCCAGGGTCCGGATCGACTACGAAGAGCTGATGGCGGGAATCCGCTATCGCACCTCGCTGATCCCTGAACTCTCAGACTTGTTCGACCTCGTCGCCGAAGGCCAGGTCGAGGCCTTCCAGGGCAAGCGTCTGGCGGAGACCGGTATCCGCCGGACCGAGCAGGTCAAGACGGAGCTGACGACCGCGCTGGCGGCGACGCGCACGCAGCTCTCGGCGACGATCGACGCCAACAAGGCGGACGTCGACACGAAGATCGTCGCGCTGGTCGACGAAGACGAGGCGCTTGCCGCCCGGCAGGACGATTTCGACGTCGAGTTCGGCCAGACCAAAGCCGCGCTGCAGCAGGAGATCGTGACGCGCGCGACCGAGACGCAAGCGATTGCCCAGCAGTTCATAGCGATGAACGCCTCGGTCAACGGGCGCTTCGCCTCGGTATCGAGCGGGATGCAGGCGCTGTCCAACCAGCAGGGTGCCTTCGCGCAGCAGATGGCGGAACTTAACGTCGCGTTCGGCGGGTTCTCTGCCGGCGGGAAGGTCCAGTTCGCTGCGGTCGCTGCGCCGGCGGGCGTATTCGCCCGCTATTCGGTGGTGCTCAACGCTTCCAACGGCAACAGCTACGAGAGCGGGCTCTACTACGAGCTGATCCAGAGCGGCGGCGGCTTCTACTCGCAGTTCTTTATCGATGCGAGCCGGTTCTACATCGGCAACCCGCTGACCCGCACCGTTCCGTTCTCGGTGGTCGACGGCGTCACCTATATCGACAACGCGGTGATCCGCTCCGGCACGCTCAGCCGCCACGCATCGGCCGAAGGCTCGACGACGGTTGCGGCCCCGATCCCGGTTCAGCCGGGTGGCCGGGTCACGGTCCTGGCGGTCTACACCGGCGGTCAGCAGCTCGCCAATGGTGGGGCGGCTTATCTGCACCTCTATCGCAGCGGCTCCTGGTTGAAGTCGCAGCTGGTAAGCCTCGCTCAGATCCCGGTCTCCGGCGGGTCGAACCTCTCGACCTATGGAACCACCATTGTCCAGGCCAGCTACGACACGGACCAGGCTGGCACAGAAACGATCTCCGCGGTGCTCGGTGCGGCAGCAAGCCCGACGTCAAGCCTGCAGCTCAGCGGCCTGACGATGCAAGTCTCCTCCTACATGAAGTGATCTCATGACCGGCAATCCGATCTATCCCGAGTTCATCTTCTTCTCGGGCGGGCTGATCACCGTCACGAATGGCAGCGACGAGGTTACCGGCTCGATCAATGCCGTCGCGGGCACGGTGCCGGTCTGGACCTCGTCCGCGTTCGTCGGCGACACGATCGCGATCGGTCCGACGCGCCATTACATCAAGCAGATCGTCGACGACGATACGATCATCCTGACCGAGCCATGGTCCGGGGCAAGCGCTGGGCCGGTGGCCTATACCGGTGTCCGCTCGCCCTGGCATCTCGATGGCCGGGCGATCGCCTACAAGATGGCGAAGTTCCTCGAGCAAGATGCCACCGCCTCGGCCACGGCGGTGATTGCGCGCGACGAGGCACTGGGTTTCCGCAACGAGGCGCAAGGCTTTCGCAACGAGAGCGAGGCCTGGTCGAACCGCCCGGCGGGGCAGGATGTCACCACGCCGGGAACGCGCTCGGCGCTTCATCATGCGCAGGCGTCGTCGACCAGCGCGACGGCGTCCGAAACGGCGCGCGCTGCGGGTGTTGTCGCGCGGACCGGGGCCGAGACCGCCGCCACGCTCGCGCAGGCCTGGGCGAGCCGAGCGGTCGATCAGGACGTCACAACGGCCGGCACGCGCTCGGCGCTTCATCATGCGACCAAGGCCGCCGCCAGTGAGACGGTCGTGGTGGCCAATGCGGCGACGGCGGTTGCTGCCAAGGATGGTGCCGAAAGTGCGCGCGGTCTGTCCGAGGAATGGGCGCGAAAACCCCATGGCCAGTCTGTCACCGGCACGGCCGACGGGCGCTCGTCGCTGCACTATGCGACCGAGGCCGCCAATTCGGCTGCCGCAGCCGCAGCCCTCGTCCATGCCGCCGTGAACTATATTGACTACGGCTTCATCACCGACCTGCCGACCGATGTCGCCGACTACGGAACCCTGTCATGAGCGATGTGATGACCGCGGTCGTCGTCGACGTCGACGGCGGGGCTGAATCTCTCGCAGCCGAGGTCATGCGGGCCGAAGCCGACCCGTCGATTGTGCTGCTCGTCATCCATTCCGGCCGCGATCAGATCCGCATCACCGGCCTCGCCCCCGAGCATGCGCGGCTGGTCGCGCTCGCCGTCAACGCGCCCTTTTCCGAGGACTAGACCATGGCCATCCAAGTGCAGAACCGCCGCGGCACCGCCGCGGCAAACGCGGCTTTTATTGGCGCAGTTGGCGAGCTTATCTGGCTCATCGACGAGAAGCGTTGGGTTGGGCACGATGGCTCCACCGCCGGCGGCGTCAAGATGGCGCGCCTCGACGAGGTCAGCGAGGACACCTATCGCGAGGTCGGCAATGCCAACGTCACAATTCAGGTGACTGATGGCCGTGTCGCGCTGAATGCCAGCCTGACCGCTCCTCGCACCGCGACGCTGCCGGCGGCGAACGCAGTGCCGGCCGGCAAGACCTTCCGCATCGGCGACAAATTCGGCGGCATCAACGGTGCCAATGTCCTCAATCTGACGCCTGCGGGCAGTGACACGATCAATGGAACCGGCGTGGCTTTCCCGCTGGCGACGCCGCGCGGTGGCTGGGAAGTGACCAGCGACGGCGACGCCAAATGGATGGTGAAGCTGACGGCGGCTTCCACGGTCGTGGTCGCGCCGATCTCCGGCCTGTCGGCCACGACGGCGCAGGGCGCGCTGGAAGCCCTGGCGGCGCGCGGGCTCGGGCCGCGCCATCTCTCCGGGCTGGGGCTGGCGAACAATGCCAGCGACGCCACCAACGATATCGACGTTGCGCCGGGTGCGGCGCGCGACGATGCCGACACCGGCGATCTCGTGCTGGCGGCGACGGTGGTCAAGCAGATCGACGTCGCCTTCGCCGAATACGTGGCGCCCGGGACACCGTCGGGCGGCCGCGACAGCACCGACAATCTGACCGGCGCAAAATGGTTCGACGTCTACGTCATCGGCGGTGCCGGCAAGAACGCGCAGCCCTTCTACACGACATCGGCGACACCGACGTTGCCGAGCGGCTTCACCCGCAAGCGCTTCATCGGCTCGGTGCTGTGGATGGGCTCGTTCCTTAAGGGCTTCGTGCAGTTCGGCAGCCGCTTCCTGTTCCTGGCGCCGCCGGCGCTCGACATCGACGCGACGATCGGCGCCTCGGCAACCAACTACACGCTCGCCGTGCCGCGCAATCGCCGCGTCACGGCCCTGCTCAACCTCTATGTGTTCAACGGTAGTTCGGCGGCAGTCGTCTATGCCCGCGCGCCGGACCAGGCCGATGACGGCCCGTCCCAGACGGCGACGCCGATGCCGAGCATGGCGGCATCCACCGGCGCGATCGCTTCCGGACAGGTGCAGGTGCTCACCAACACCTCGGGACAGGTCACGCTGCGGGCGCAGAACGCCAGCACGCTGGTCCGGGCCTCGACCATCGGCTGGATCGACCAGCTTCAGTAAATCCAGGAGATCATCGTCATGAACTGGTCAACCTCGCTGCGCGGGGCCGCTTCGCTGCGCCTTGCCGCCACCGTGACGCTCGGCGCCGATCGCGGCCAGCCGCTCGGCACCGTCCTGCAGCTGCGCCGCGGCGGCGAGCCTGTCATCGGGCTCGGCTTCCCGCAGGTGATGAACCATTTCACCCGCGCCAATCCGCGCATGCTCGCCGGCTTCGCCCGCTCCGATGCGCCGCTGACACACACCGCGACGGTGCTCGGCTCGGCGACGAAGGTGCGCTATCGCACCGCGGTCTTCGACGGCGACCTGACCGACCTTTCGAACCTCGAGCGCTTCGATGAGGCCAGCGGCGAATGGCTGCCGCTGCCGGCCGACTGGGCCGGGCTCTCGCTCCGCCCGGGCGAGCATCTCTATTCGATCCAGCGGATCGGCCCGGCCGTGCTCGCGGTTTCGACCGAGCGGGTGATCTGCGACGGCGCCACCATCTACGAGATGAACACGCTCCCTTGGGGCGCCTGCGCCTTCTGGCACGATGGCTGGTTGCATGTCTGCTGCCCCTTCTATGGCGAGATCAGGTCCTTCGTCTGGTCGCCGGGATCTGGGCCGGTCGGCGTGCCGGCGCTGACCTACGCGCTCGGGCCGCACTATGGCCGCGCCTTCGGCGTGCTCGGCGGCAAGGTTCTGATGGCGACGCATGCCGGCGGCCTGCACCGTTTCGACGGCGTGGCATGGGATGCGGTGCAGTGGTCATTCCCCGGCGAGTTCTATGCCCTCGCGCAGGTCGGCGAGACGCTGCGCCTCGGCGATTACGGCACCGGCGACCAATGGCTCTACGATCCAGCCCTGGCGCCGGTCCTGCAGAAGCTCGGCGGCAACCCGCCGGCCGAGCCCGGCGCGCAGAAAGCCTCCGGCCGCGAGATCCAGAGCTTCGCCCTGCATGGCGGTGCGCTTTATCACGGCGTCTACCCCTGGGGCGCGGTGCACTGGCGCGACCTCTTGAACTGGACCTGGGGCCATCAGCGGCTGTTCTCCGGCCCGCCGATCGATGCGGCGCTCGGCGCCTTCACGGCCGATCTGACGGCGCAGGGCGTCGACCCCGGCGTCTTCCCCGGCATCTCGCGCTGGTGCCAGCGTATCACGGCGCTGACGGCGTGGCGCGGCGGCATCGTCGCCTCCTGCACCAACATGTCGGGCGATCTTGTGCTGCCTACGCCGGCTCAGACCGCGATGCTCGGCAGCCTGCATGGCGAATATGGCCGCACCATCCTGCTGCAGGGGCCGCCCGCCTGCGCCGGTGAGATCGCATGGCGCGACGTGCCGACCGAGCTCGCGCTCGAGGTCGACGCCGGCCATGTGCGCTTGCTTCAGGACGGCGTGCCGATCAGTGAGGGGCCGGGCCTCGCTCTGGCGGAGCTCGCCGCCGGCGATCTGACGCTCGATGTCGGGAAAGGTCAGTTCGGCCAGTTCGGCGGCGCGGCGATGCGCGGCTACTCAGTCAGCTCGGAATGAGATCGAGGGCGGCGAGGAAGGCATATCCTCCGCCGACCAGCATCGCGCGGCGCAGCCAGCGCCAGAGCCAGCTCGCCCGCAGCTTCGCCAGCAAGAGCGGCAGGGTATCCTTGATCTCGAGCAGGGCGCCCCACAGCAGGCTCGCAGCGATGATCGCCAGCTCGAGCTTGCTCGCAGGCATCCGGCGAAAGGCGAACCGCGTTGACATACCCGTCCCCTCGACTGGTGCCGGGGAGTTAGGAACTCGTCCGAAGAAGAGCGCCGTCGCCTTTAGGGGTTGCCCCCATTGGACATGACCGCGCCTTTCGGCACGGGACGACGGCCTCCCCGACATAGAGACGGGAAGTGCAGTTCTACGGTCGCACTAGACCGCTTCAGACGGGGTTCCTACGCCCCAGGCCACCTACGGCGACCCGCGCGGACCTTAACCCACGCCTCGCTCCTTTGCCAGCCGCCGCCGGCGGCGCTTTCAGATCCGGAGAATGCCATGACTGCGCAGAATTTCGCGCCGGCGCTGGCGCGCGCCCTCGTCCATGAAGGCGGCTACGCCAATCATCCGAAAGACCCGGGTGGCGCGACGATGAAGGGCGTGACGCAGCGCGTCTACGACGCCTATCGCGTTCGTCGCGGCGAGCCGCGCCGTTCTGTCCGGCTGATCGACGATGCCGAGCTGAAGGCGATCTACCGCCGCCAGTATTGGGACGTGGTGAAGGCCGACAGCCTGCCGGCCGGCGTCGACTACGCGGTCTTCGACGGGGCGGTGAACTCCGGCCCGGCGCAGGCGGTGAAGTGGCTGCAGCGCGCGCTCGGTTCGATCAAGGTCGATGGCGTCGTCGGCGAGGCCACGCTCGCCGCGGTCGAGGCCTATCCTGATCACGACCGGCTGATCGCGCTGATGCTCGCCCGGCGTCTCGCCTTCCTCGAGGCGCTGCGGACCTGGTCGACCTTCGGGCGCGGCTGGAGCGCACGCGTCGCGCAGGTCCGGCAGATCGGCCAGGCCTGGGCGAGCGGCTCGGTCGGCCCGGTGCCGGCCTTCGCCGCCGGCGGCAATGCCAAGGCGACCATCGACCAGGCGAAGGCGCTGCCGGCCAAGGGCGGCGCCGACGCGACCACGGGCGCCGGCATCGGCTCAACCGGGCTCGGCGGCGTGCTCGAGCAGGCGCGCCAGCAGCTCGACCCGCTGGCCGCGAGCTCGGAGCTGATCGGCCACGTCGTCGCGGCGCTGGTGGTGACCGGCGTGCTGCTGACCGTCGGCGGTGTCGCCTATCGCTGGCTGGCCGCCCGCCGCGCCCGCTCGCTGGCCGATGCGCTCGACCTGCCGCAGGGCGTCGCGGCATGAGCGCGCTGCTGGCGGGCATGCGTCTCGTCGCCGGGGCTCTGCCCTGGCAGGCCTGGGCCTTGGCCGCGCTCATCATCGGCGGTGGCCTCTATGGCTGCCACGAATTCCGCCGCGGCGAGCGCGCTGCGGCGATCGGTCAGGAACGCAAGCAACAGGAGGCGGCCGATGCGGCGCGCAAGGAAGTGGATCGCCTGCGCGGTGGCGCTGACCGCAGCCGGGTGCAGCAGTTCGACCGTGATTGACGGCTGCCGGATCTTCTCGGCGATCCATGGCTCGTCGCGCGATACGCCCGAGACGCGGGCGCAGGTCGACCAGCACAATGCCAGGGGCGTCGGCGCCTGCGGCTGGAGGGCGCGTTGATGGCGGATCTGACCGACCAGCAATGGCGCAACAATGTCGAGACCGAGATCGTCCTGCTCAAGGCCGGGATGACCGAGGTCAAGACAGATATCGCTGCATTCCGTGACGAATGGCGGACCAAGGCCGAGGAGGACAGGAAGGCGCATCGCTCCTCGCGCATGACCTTCCCGCAGCTGGTCGCGACGCTGGCCACCACCGTGACGATGACGGCCGTGCTGCTCGGCGGTCTGATGGACCTGATCAATATCTCGACCGCCTCGGTCCGCTCGGACCTGACCAGTCAGGTCGCGTCGTCCAAGCAGTCGGCCGAAGCTGCCACCGCGCAGGTCGGCCTTGCGGTGCGCGGCCAGGGCGACGCCG